GCTTTCTGATGGAGATAGACGAGCATTATTGCGATGTAATCCGTACACGTTGGGAGCAATTTAGCGGCAAAAAGGCGGAATTAATCAATGACTAGAAACGGCAAAAGTGGCAACGGGAAAAAAAGAGAGGAGACTGCCGCTCGTATAATCAAGGCGCTGGCTGAGTGTAATGGATTGCTTACGCTAACGGCAAAAACGACAGGCTTGGGTTATCGGACTGTCTGTCGTTATGTGGCTGAGTTCCCCTCTGTCAAAGAGGCAGCCATAGAAGCTCATGAAAAGATGCTGGACTTTGCCGAGTCCAGGCTTTATCAGAAAATCAAGGATGGCGATAATGCCTGCATAATTTTCTATCTGAAATGCCAAGGGCGAGCCAGGGGCTTTATTGAGCGACAGGAGATTGTAGCAGATGTCCGTAACCGCAAAGACCCGGCCGAGTATACCGATGCCGAACTTGCCTACATTGTCCAGGGAAGAGGCGGCAAGGGAATTGTTAAGGCGTCGGTCGGCCCGCAATCGGTTAATTGAGTTTTGCCAGTATACCTATGCTGAGTATCAGGTAGTTCCCCACTTGGTCAGTCTGGCCGAGGCGCTTGAGGCTGTGGAACGGGGAGACATCCTTCGGTTGATAGTGTCTCTCCCGCCTCGTCACGGGAAAAGCGAGCTAATATCCCTTCGTTTCCCATGCTGGTATCTGGCACGCCACCCTGAGGATTATATTGTTCAGACGGGCTATTCCGAATCAATATCCCTGGTACACTCACGGAGAGCCAGAGATATTTTCGTATCGCCTGAGATGAACCGATTGTTTCCAGATATCCGGCATCGGCCTGAAAGAGCTGGGCAAGAGGTGATTATTCCGGAACGCCAAGCGGCGCACGAATGGGGCACGAAGCAGGGCGGCTCTTATTATGCTGTGGGAATTGGCGGAGGGCTAACGGGGCGAGGTTTTAACATCGGCATCATCGATGACCCCATCAAGGATGCTGAGGAGGCGGAGAGCCTTACCATTCGGGAAAAGGTCTGGGAGTGGTACAGGGCTGTGTTCAGGACGAGGGCACAGCCCGATGCCCGGATTATTATTGTTTCGACTCGGTGGCATCAGGCGGACCTCATAGGCAGACTATTAAACCAAGCCCGTACAGACCCGGCTTCGGACCAATGGACTGTCTTGCATTTTAGGGCGATAGAGGACGGCAAGGCGCTCTGGCCAGAGCGCTACCCTATTTCAGAACTAGAAAGGATACGCTCCTCGATAGGCTCAAGAGCTTTCACCGCACTTTACCAGGGCGAGCCGACTCAAGCCGAGGGCGCTATTTTCAAGCGTGAATGGTGGCAGTATTATCGGGAGCGCCCAAACTTCAAGCATATTTTCCACTCTTGGGATACGGCGTTCAAGACTAAAACCGAGAACGATTACTCTGTTTGTACAGTCTGGGGGGTAGCAGATAACGGCTATTATCTGCTAGATGTATGGCGGCAACGGGTGGAATATCCCGAACTCAAACGGGCAGCGGTGAGCCTGCACGCCCGTGACCATGCGGCGGCGGTTTACATTGAGGATGCAGCTTCGGGTCAATCGCTCATTCAGGAATTAAGGCGTGGAACAGCATTGCCCTTACTTCCGGTTAAGGTAGGGGCAGACAAGGTCTCCCGAGCTTATGCGGTTACGCCGCTAATTGAGGCGGGCAAGGTTTTTTTACCAGAGAAAGCGCCTTGGTTGCATGACTTTATTGAGGAACTGGCGGCATTCCCAGTCGGTGAACATGACGACATCTGCGACAGCCTGACGCAAGCATTGAACCAAATGAATTTGGGAAATCAAAGCGCTGAGGCAATGAACGTCCCGGTTGATACTGGTAGACGACATGTGCTGAATGAAATATACTAGAGGGAAATATGAAAATCGGCTCGCTAGAAATTAAAATGAGTAAGCCTCTCAAGGGTGAAGTCGGCGTTACCGGCACGAGTTCAATGGCTTTGGGTGGGAATATCGTCCTGACCGAGGAAGATTATAACCCCGACCTGCGCGGGCAGGCTTTTTATGACCAGATTGACCGAATGCGGCTGTCGGATTCACAGGTCAAAGCGGTTATGTCCATTTTGAAACTCCCTTTGTTGGCTGCCGATTGGGGCTTTGAGCCAGCTTCCAACGACCCGAAGGATGTCGAAATTGCCGAATGGTTAGAGGATAGGTTTTTTAATCACCAATTGAGGTCCTTTGACTACATCCTTCGTCACATGCTCCTGAGTTTAGACTTCGGCTGTATGCCTTTTGAGATGGTTTGGGAAGTCGAAACGGATGACCTGCTAAATCGCCCGATGGCGCACCTTGTTAAACTAGCCCCCCGGATGCCCCGGACTATTATGGAGTGGCGGTTGACAGAAGATGGGCAGCTTGCCTCAATCCTCCAATATGCGGAGAAGGGCGGCTCTTATCAGCAAATACCAATATCGGGTGAGCGGCTACTGGTCTTCACGCACGACATGGAGGGGGCAAACTATAAAGGAACTTCAATTCTCAGGCAGGCTCGCAAAGATTGGTTTATCAAAGAAAGGCTACAGCGTATCAACCAGGTAGCGATTGAGAAGCGGGCGGCTGGCATAGATGTCGGGACTTTGCCCGATAACGCTAAACCGGACCAACAGATAGCTTTTGAGGCGGTATTACAGACTATCAGGACGCACGAGCGAGCGTATGTTGTCGAACCGAGCGGGCATAAATACCGGATTGAGGGCATTAGCGGCGCCGTTCTGGACCCGCTGCCCAGCATCCAGTATGCTGATATTATGATTTTGAGAAGCATACTGGCTGATTTCCTGGTGGCGGGGGCTGGGAGCGAGGGTTCCTTTGCCCTTGTTAAAGACCGCTCTTCGTTTTTCTTGATGGCGCTGAGGGCTATTGGCGATGAACTGAGAGCGCCTGTAAATCGATATCTAATACCGCAATGGGTAAACTGGAACTGGCCAAACGTTAAAAAGTATCCCGAGCTGGTTCATTCCCGGCTCGACCGCCGGGATGTCGGGGCGATTGCAACTGCTCTACAGGGGTTAATCCCCGTAGGCATCCTTACGCCTGGCGATGAGCTGGAGCAGGAGGTAAGGGAGCTATTGGAGCTGCCTGATATGCCGGAGGGCGAAGGCGCTGGACTGGCCAGGTTAGCCAGGAGTGGGGAGAGTAATAGGCTGGTATCGGCTTTCCAAAAAAGCAAAGCCCCTAAGAGACCTCTTGAAATCAGGAGCATCAAACCGAGAACTCCGCTGGAGAAATCGGTTGACTGGATTACGCTGGAGCGGGGCTTAGATGACGCTACTGAGAAAATCGTCAAAGTCTATCGTGCCGTTCAGGACAAACAGATAGCCAAAGTCATAGACGAGGCAATGAAGGCTATCGTTGCCGACAAGCCTGCTGATGAGCGGGCTGAGATGTTAGAGAATATCGGCATACCGTATAAAAAAGAAGCTGCTGAGACTATTGGAAGGGTTTTGGCAGACCTTTACGGACTGGGGCAACGTGAGATCCGGCAGGAGATGGCACGGCAAGGGGGAGCGCCGCTCCGATTAGCGATGCCGCTGGATGCTGAAAACGACAGCGTGATTAAGAGGTTTTTGAGATTCAGGGCATTTTCGGTAGTGTATCAGCTATCTGACAGGCTGAAAGGCTCATTACTTAATAACGGGCTGAACATGATACGCGAGGGACAAATGGATAGGCTCATGCTGAAGGGGACGCTGACGGCGCTATCCGACAAGGCTATCAGGAGCGCTGCGGGGTTGACGGTTAGTGAGGCGCTTAACCTGGGACGGGAATCGGTAGCCAAGCGGAATGAGACGTTGGTCGAGGAAGTAGTTTATTCGGCGATACTCGACGATAACGTTTGTGACGCCTGCCGACCTCTTGATGGGCGCTCATTGCGGATGGGAACTCAGGAATATGAGGACACTAAGCCGCCTCGAGCGCAGGGCGGGTCGGTGGAGGCGTGCCACGGAATAAATCGTTGTCGTTGTGTGCTGATTTTTTCCTTCAAGAGTGAGGCTACTCCTCGTGGATAAGGCGTTTGGGATGAATAAAAATGCCTGATAAAGTTGAGACTCAAAACCAGACGAAGGATAAGGAGTTTATTGACCAGCTTAATAAAATCAAGTGGCCGTTCCCATATGGCAATGTGCGAGTACAGATTAAGGCAAGCAAGCCGTCTCTAGTTTTTATTGAAAAGACTATAAAGCTGGACTGACTTGACAAAAATCTACATTAGCGTTAGCTTAAAAGCAGCTTAGCAACAATTAAATAGAGTAACCTGGATGAGCAGGGATGAAACCGGCAGGCGTGAAACGCTGTCGGTTTCTTATTTAAGGAGTTAGGAATATGCCATTACCTGTACCATCGGGAGAGACAGAATCGGAATTCGTATCACGCTGTATGTCTGAACTTAAAGGGGAGTTCCCGGACGAAAAGCAACGGGCCGGAGTGTGCTATAAACAGTTCAGAGCTAAGGAGGCGAAAATGCCTGACGTAAAAGCTAAAAAGACACGAACTTTCAAGGGAGTTGAAATAGCCAGAACGGGGACTTTTGAAGCCCAATCAGGAAGGGTAAAGTTCAGTGGTCAGGACTTTGATAATGCTGAGGAAGCCTACAAGGAGCTGGGGGAGAAACACCACGCCATTATCAAGCTTGGGCACGATGAGCACCAGAAACTATTACAGGAGGACGGCTATCCTAATGCTGGGTTTCTGGAGAACATCAGGCGGTCGGGGAATAAACTATTGGCTGACCTCGTGGATGTACCTGAAGCGGTGGCTGAGCTTATTGAAGCTGGGAGATACCGGGCGCGTAGCTTGGAAGCTATGCGCCAATTTGAGGTTGATGGCAAGAAGTGGCCGTTTGTAATTACGGGACTTGCCTTGCTTGGGGCTGACTTGCCAGCTATTGACTCACTAGAGGATGTGGCTACCGTCTATGCGTCGCAGGGGCTTAACTGGCCTGACGGCGATGTGGTTGTAGTGATAACGGCATCAAAATCAAAAGGGGTGGAAGCTCAAGGCAATGTAGATGCGTTAATTCAGACTTGGGACCAATGGGCAGGCAGCTATACCAAGTGTTTAGATGTCCTGTCAGGCAAGCCAGGAATAACTGACCCAGAGGCATTATGCGTCTGGCTACACCATGAGGCTGAAGGTAAATGGCCGGGTGAAAAAGCATCAATAGGGGGCGCTGAAGATATTGATACGCTGATAAGCGACTTGCAGGAACTACTTAACCGAGTCGAGGGAATAATCTATCATAAGGGAGGCGCTCCTAAATTCCGAACACTGGTAAAGTCGGCGGTCGATGAGCTTAGGACTATCTCCAAGAAAACAAAAATTAAATTTAAGGAGAGCGACATGGAACTGACTAAATTAGCTGAGGTATTAGGACTAAAAGAAGATACGACTGAAGAGGCTATCATGGCGAGCCTTACTGAACTGAAGGCAAGGGCGGCTGGCAACGGTGACAAGGATATTGTTGCTAAATTGCAGGCAGACCTGGCTGAAGCCCAGAAGAGGCTTGTGTCCCTAGAGGGCGTAAGCGCCATGGAGAAGGCAACGCGGGACGTCGACGAGGCTATTAAAGCTCGCAGGTTTGTCCCGGCGTCCAGAGAGACGCTAATCAAAATGGCTGTAGGCAACCCGGCAGAGTTCGGGGAACTGATAAAAGCCACACCGGAAAACGCCGTTCTTCTCAATACCGGGGAGAAAGGGCGGGACGGAGATGGGGGAACTCCCATCGAGCTAACAGAGACGGAAAGGAAAATGGCTTTGCAACTGGGGCTGAGCCCTGAAGAATTCATGGAACAGAAAGCCTTGGATGCGGGCAAGCCGGTGCCGACAGAGGTCGCTATGGTCTTGGCGGCGAGACGCAAGAAGTAAGCGGAGAAATTCGCAACCCAGAAAACTGAAGATGTAGTAAGTTAAGGAGGTATACAATGGCTGTATTAGCAGCAGATATCGAAACCGCTCGGAAGGCGGGCGGGCTTAAATCCTATCTGATGGGGACTGACATCATTTATAAAGGCGGACTGGTGCTTGTCAACGCATCGGGTGTAGTTGTAGCTGCCCCGGTAGCTGCTTCAGCAGTCGGTCTTAAACTGGCTGGTGTCGCCTATGAGAAGGTAGACAATTCGGCGGG